GTGACGGTAAGGTTACACTCACTGAGTGTCTGAGGCCTTGCAAAGATTGTGGACTAGAAGTTGACAGAGGTCCTGAACGAACTCACCGTTACGGTTATACTTTAAAGAAATGGGCAAGGTATTGTAAACCTTGTCGTAAATTCTTTAACCCTAATACTGGAAAGTATGATGTAGATAGCCATTGGGCCCGTGACTCACATTTTAACAAATCAAAGAGTGACATAACTAGCGAGCCAAGCGATAATTCCGAGTAATATAGTTATAACAACTCCACCAACCTTAAACCAGTAACTGTTATATCTCTGATTCATTTTACCCAATGATAAACATATATCTCTAAGATGAGTTTCAACACCATCCATCCTAGCTTCTAGTCTGCCAATTTTATCTATAAGTCCATCAAATCTTTGACTGCATAAGTCAACATGAGCTTCTAAGTTTTCTCTTTCGATATTAAATTGTTTTGCCATTAGTCTAAGGTCACTGTTAAGGCACCAGAGTCTATGGTTAAGCTCTCACCATCCTTAACTAATTTCCCCGAGATATTCTTATAAAACAGAAGATTACCTCCTGTGCTGGCATCATATATGCCTATAGCAGTAGCACGGGTCCAATTAGCACCACTAGCTGTCCAGGTCAATGTTGTTGATGTTGCTGATGAACCTACTGATGGTGCGGCAAATGTTAAGGTTTGTCTCGAATAGCCATTGCCAGATAATTCAGTGCCTGAAGCTGAATCAGTGGGTATCACTGACAACAAGCCAGCATAGACCGTTGTGGGTGATGTGTATGCTGTATTCCTCAATATGTGATTGAGAACAGCGTTCTCTAAATAGTCTGTTAAGTTGCTCATAATCTATCCTTAGGTATGTCAGTTGAATTCCAATCAGTTAGTGTTGTGCCAATACGAAGTCCAGCATTATTAGTCTGACTGATAAGGTCTTGGTTGTGTAATTTTGTAAAGTATGTTGATTGGCTACTATATGTAACCTGGACTGTGTCTTCCATTGTCATGTTATACCAGGCCTTAGCATTGCCTATCAGATTTTTGGGATACTTGGTGAATATGCTAGTGTCCAACTCACCGACGGGGTCAAACATAGTGCCAAAACTGGCCCAAAAATTAGCAAACTTATAATCACGACTAGTAGTGCTACCTAGACTAGCTACCAGGTAATCAGTGTATCCACCAGTTCCAGCATTTAATATTGGCAAAGTATTGCCATAGACGCTAAATTCAGGGAATTGCCAATTCCAGCCGTTGCTTGGATCAGCTGTGGTATTCCTCTTTAAGAGGTCTAACGACTGTAATAATTCTCCGGTTTCGGTGTCATAGATAGAAGATCTAGTATAGATGGAATCATTGACTCCTGGGGATTGATCTGACACATCACTAAAATTAGAGAATGAGGTATCATCCTCACTACCCGAATATATCACTGTAAGCCAACGGCGAGCATAATCACTCCAACTGCCTGGCAAGGGCACATATGCCCTCAATATAGTTGATGTTTCAATCCTTGAAGTTATATACAGGTCACCATCTTGTATCTGGACAAAGCAGTTCAGACTGTAGAATTCACCTGAATCAGTGTAGCCTGATTGTCTAAACTTAGGCTCAGCAAAGAATGTATAGATACCATCACTCGGTGCTGATCCCGCAGGATCCCAATCAAGATAAAATGTAGTTGCCATAGTCCACCGACGATCATTAAAACCTGTAAGACTAGAGTAACCAGTAAGATCAATATTAGCAAAATCTAATCCTGTTGATGTGTCCTGTCCTGCCAGGGGCATGTTGCCACCGGTGTGGTCTTTAACAAAGGTATCACTCTGATAACTCTCCTGCACAATGGTGCCCGTTCCTACCACAGCAGGGGCTAGTGGCACTGACCCCCAGCCTGCGTATTGTGAATGTCTCGCTAGCCCTAACATTATGAGCTCGCAAATTCTGGTGAAACAGTAATTAGATACTGTGTGGTTCCACCATTATCTACTGCGGTTATTGAAACCATTGTTACTGAACTTGCTGTGGCTCCCACTGAACTATTTTCTCCTGAATAAAAGTAATTGGCTCCTGTTGGCATTGTAACTACTCGCCCTGTAGCGTCCTGTCTAATCATTACTGTAACAGTATCAACTGAATCTTTAGTCCTACTACCTACTGTTTCACCAGTGTAGAAGTTTGAAAAGCCAGATATAGTTAACGCACCTGTAAGTTCTATGTTTTGCACCTGACCATTATTCTTGTCAATGGTTATAGATCCTGATGTTGCTGTGTCGTGTCTGTATTCAGTGAAGCGATCAATCATACCTAAGCGTTCATTAGCAAAGGTATCGTCTGTGTAAATGTTGTAATAGTTATCCGCACCTCTGGCTCCTGCACCACTACCAATGTCACTAAGGTCGGTGTTGTTGGAGCCATTGGCTTTTGGTAAATATAGACCTATAAAATCAATGTTTGATGTATAAAATGGCACAGTTGAATAACCAACTACTACATTGCCTGTAACATCACCATCAAAATCAATGATGAAGTTTTGATTTCCGTGCCATTTACCAAAACTACCTTCAGCATTTAACCAGGCCGCATTAAGATGGCTATTAACCTGATCAACATAAACATTTCCTAGAGGGTCCCCAGCACCAATCCACGCATCAAGCCAGCCACCACCACCAATGTTAGTGTTAGTTAATGAATTAACCACACCAAAAGAAGAGACTGCATTACCTAAGTTTACATTGGCATTACCTCTAAAGCTCAATGTAGAAGTGCTAGCCATAATGCCTAAATCACCAATGTTTATGTCAGTGTTGCCTATATCATAGTCAGCGGCTACACTTAATAGTGTGGTTGTTTCATCACCCGAACCAGTTGGTAGTGTAACATTGTCGTCCATAATCTTAATTCTAGCATTGTCTGGGGTTGAATAAAAACCTGTAGACAAGTTACCAGTCTCAAGACCTGTAAACGCATTGCCCCAACCACTACCAATATCAATTGTTGTTGCGGAATCGTCACTGTCAATGTTAAATCCAGAAATTGTAATGTTACCTGTGCTGGCTCCACCGCCTGTTGCCGCAACAGTAATTGTATCTGTTCCTGCATCTCCAGTAATACTAATACCAGAACCAGCTGTTAGTGTTAAAGTATCTGTTGAACTATCTGCTACTACATTTGTTCCACTAGTAGTAGCAATTGTAGAGAAACTATTACTAGCACTGCCACCGGCTACTGTTAGGTCACCACTACCAAGTAAGCTACTGCCATTAACTGTTTTAATGTTAGTTGCTGACACTAAGCTAGCTTGAGCATCTGTAATTCCATAACCACTTAATGTAGTTGGTGTTGATGTAATTGCACTAAAAGGTAATGCTGTTGTGTGACCTAAATCACTAATCTGACTTTCTGTTATTGACAAGTTACCTTGATGTTGAACAACTGAACTTGTTGTGATATTAACATCTGGAACATTTGCCCAGGTAACTGCTGTTGATAAATCATTTGTTTCTGTGTATGAAGTTAGGTATGATGATAAATCTGCAGGAGTAAATGTAAACACTCCATTGGTATTGTTGTAGGCAATCGCCCCATCACCTGCCGCTGAGCCCTCAGCACCAACAGATAACGCTGTTAACGCAATACCACCAGCACCAGCCTGATCCACATCAAGTAAATTTCTAATCTCTTCTGCTGTTACACTAGCGTTTAATACGGGTCCAATATCATCTACAATTGGAAACACTTCACCGTGTGTTAAGAATACAGTGTTTGTGTCGCCAACAAATTGTGTTGTTGTTGGAGTAAATGCACTAGTGTATCTTGCTGAGTTGCTTACTCTAATTTCATCTAGGTAACCTTCAAATGGTGATGTAGAACTGTCCAGCAGTCCATAATAAAATGTGTCATATGTTGCAGAGCCAACATCGCCTGTGTAGGTGGTTGCAGTGCCTTCTGCAACACCGTTAACATACAATTGAACAGTGGATCCATTTCTTACTAGAGCAACATGATGCCATGTGTCATAAGCAAATGTATTACCTGATACCACAGCACTTAGACTTTGTATGCCCCATTGGAATTTACTATCTGAATCACTCCATTGTATATAAAACTGCTCTGCGGCGTAACCTGTTGTATCTCTGTTGGTTACTATCAATTGATTAGCACTCTGATCAGTTAACCAAACATATTGTTCAATGGTAAAGTCACCACTAAAGTCAAGCTCACTGTTTTCTACGGATATCTTACTGTTTGTGCCGTTAAACGGAATACTGTAAGTCCCAAGTTTGTTTTGCGTAGAACTTACTGCTGATATATTAACAGAGGTAATAGTATTGTCACTGGCCGCAATACCAATAGCGGGAGTAGTATCTCCTCCATCTGTAATTCCATAACCACTTAATGTAGTTGGTGTTGATGTAATTGCACTAAAAGGTAATGCTGTTGTGTGACTTAGATCACCAATTTGACTCTCAGTAAGTGTAATATTGCCTTGATGTTGAACAACTGAACTTGATGTAATATTAACATCAGGAACATTTGCCCATGTAACTGCTGTTGATAAATCATTTGTTTCTGTGTACGATTGTAGTGCTGTATCAGCTGTTGCACCTTGAGCACTTGTTGCCGCATCAGTAATTCCATAACCACTTAATGTGGTTGGCGTTGATGTAATTGCACTAAACGCTAGTGCAATATTACCTTGATGTTGAACAACTGAACTTGATGTGATGTTAACATCAGGAACATTTGCCCATGTAACTGCACTTGATAAGTCATTTGTTTCTGTGTATGAAGTTAGGTAACTGCCTAAATCGGTGATTTGATTTTCTGTAATTGCAAGATTACCTTGATGTTGAACAACTGAACTTGATGTAATATTAACATCAGGAACATTTGCCCATGTAACTGCACTTGATAAATCATTTGTTTCTGTGTATGATTGTAGTGCTGTGTCAGCTGTTGCACCTTGAGCACTTGTTGCGTATGCAGATGATGCTGTTGTGGCCGCTGTCCCTAACCCTAGGTTAGTTCTTGCTGTGCCTGCGTTAGTTAGATCACTAAGGTTGCTTGCTTTAACTAATTTTTCACCTAAGGATGATGCTGTTGTAGTAGCGTAATTAGCATCGTCACCTAAAGCCGCCGCTAGCTCATTTAGAGTGTCTAGTGTTGCTGGAGCACTGTCGACCAAATTACTTATTGCGGTGCCAACATAGGTAGTTGTGGCGTAATTACCTTCAATGGTAGTTACATTACCTGTTAAGGCTGTTAAGTCTGTTTGTAGGGTGCCTGCTGTGGTTTCTAGAGTGCCAATTGAGCTGGTATTGTTACCCACAGAACTAGTTATTGAAACCACATTGCCTTGTAGTGTTGTAATGTTGCCTGCGTTGTTACTAATGTCTGTTTCTAAAGAGGTAGGATCAAAAGAACTTGTTGGCAATGCACCTGCATCAACCACTGTTGCGTTTGATAAGGTAACTGTTAAATTACCTGCACCTGTTATTCCAGCATCAGTAACTGAAACACCGGTATCACCTGTTGTTCCTGTTGGACCTGTTGGTCCTGTTGGGCCTGTTGGGCCTGTTGCTCCGGTTGTGCCTGTTGTGCCTGTTGGTCCTGTATCACCTGTCGTGCCTGTTGGTCCGGTATCACCTGTTGTGCCTGTTGGACCTGTTGGTCCTGTATCACCTGTTGGTCCTGTTGGTCCTGTTGCTCCTGTCGTGCCTGTATCACCTTTAACATTACCTGCATCAATAGTTGACGCATCACTTAATGTTACTACTAAATTACCTGCACCTGAAATTGCGGCACTTGTAACATTAATGCCGTCTAGTTCTACTGCATTGTATGATACTGTAACTGGATAAGAACTTTCATTAACTGTAACATCTGCACCTACTTCTGTAATTGTAACTGTATAAGCCATGGTAGTCTCCTTATCCTAATGTTAATGCTGTATAACCAACATCTGATATTGGATCACCAACTGCAACATCTGGCTCCCAAGCGTTTACAAAGCAGAATCTATGTGAATTGATTTGTGCTGGTGTGCTGTCATCTGTCCATGTAACAGAATATACTGTAACAGGAACATTAACTCTTGCGTCAGGGACAATGGGTCCACTATACATGTTTGCTGGCACATATACTTTAACAGTGCCTAAACTGGTTGATACAACATCGGGCAATGTAGCTCCAGATGTTTCAACCTTTGCAAAACTACCTATTACTGTTGAATTTGAAAAATTGGGTTCGCCAGTTCGTCGATTGAACTGAACTGTATCTACTACTAGTGTTTGGTAATCGGCAGAGAAAGACCATCCTGCGATGTCTTGTGCAAAATCATATAATAGTGTTTTTTGATTAGATGGAAAGATCTGTTCTATTTTGATTTGATCTGGGCCACCAATATATTGGTTGAAGTCTAGAACTCCTGACATAATGTGTGCTCTCCTAAAGGTGATAACAACTAGACTGAGGCCTTGTTGCTAGTTGTATTTATGTTGTTAGCTTTATGGTATAAGTGTGTTGTTTAGTCTTTGAGTTCTAGTTGTGTTGTTTCTAAATTAACATGCCACAAGTCTGCCTCAAACTCATTTATATTTTGTTCTGTATCAATGTACGGTCCTTTCCTCATTGAGATTCCATTAGTAGGCATTTTAACTGTTAGTTGACCTGTTGTGTTGTTATAGTAATATCTCATATCTTTTCCCTTTTAGTCATCTGCTATTGTTATGCCACTATACAATGAATAATCAAATAATGATATTTCGCATTGTACGCCTAACCCTGTATCATAGGTCCCAGTGGGATAGTTGTGTTCAACTTCTATTCCAACAGTAACCGTGTCTCCCACTGTGGCGCTTACTATGCCTTCAACCATATGATCTTCAAATTTTGAACTATAACCGCCTGTCACACTTATATCAATTCCTTGATTAACTAAAAGTTTATTAGATGTAATTCCAGTATTTTTACTGCCCATTTCACCAGTGGCTGGGGAACCACTACCACTACCTCCACCCCAATTTGCGTTATATTTAATTTTATAATGTCCGGTGTAAGGTGCTGTAAATGAGGACAAAGAGTAAGTTGTAGAATTCAGATAAGCATTGTTAACAGTCCAGAATCCAGTCTGAAACGCATGGACTATAGGACTACCACCTGCTTCTGACATATAAGTTTGTGGGAATCTGGGATCACTTCCAACATCAGTATTAAATACATCAAATATTTTATCGTATACACTACCACTGGAGTCATCACTATCTGTCATTAGGCCATCTAGTAATACTAACAGCGTGCTTAACCCTGCACCTGTTAATAAACCAGCTGTACTACTATCCTGAAGTTCAGTAAGTTCTGTTACAGCGTCTGGAATCTGAATTGGTGCGTAGGTTGCATTAGCTATTGAGCTAAACTCACCAGTTGCTTCATCGTTAATTGCTCTAACCTTAACATAGATGCTACCAGCACTTATATTGTCCAATTCTAAACTTACCGCAGTTGTTGCGTTATACAAACCTTGATCAAATGGTCTAGTTGTTCCGGCTATGTTGTAATTCGTCCCGTCTGATGAAGTCCAAAATTCTATTGCTTCAACAATTCCTATAGGCGTAGTAGTTTCAAATAACACATGAGGCCTTGCGTCTCGTTCAAACAATGTAATTGTAGGAGTTGCCGGAGTGCCTACATATCCTTTAGTTACAATCCCATTAGCTGTTGAAATACTAACTCTTGACAAATCATTATCATATACTCCACTATCATATTCTAATGCTGTAACATCAATCCCAATGCCACCATCACCGCTATCAATTTCTGTTAAAGTCATAACTCTAAACAGTTTGTTAGTCCAACCTAAATGACTGTTGGTGATATCAATAACATCACCTGCGTTTATATTAATAGCAGTATAATCAGTGCTAAAATTAATAACTAGATCAACTCTTGACTGTTTAAGTTCTCTAATACCTATATGCTGTGCTTGCACAGGGTCGCTACACAAATCTAAGGTCATTTCTAGTGTGTTGTCTTGTTCGTTTTCTTTTCTGTCAGCAGAGTCAATTTCAATTTTAACAAAATCAATTTGGTCGTTGATGTCACTTCTTGGATAGCTAACCTTTACTGAATTATACATGTCAGTAATGCCAGTACCATTAATTGAAATAGTGCCAATAATGTTGCTGTCTGTAAATGAATGCGTGCTACTACCCGCCTGGTTAATAACTACACTCCAGGCCCCATTATGTACATCATAAGTTATCCAGGCACCTGAATTATTTGCGATGCGTTCCATGTTCTGAAACACTGGTGATGTCGTATCAATGACTCCATTGATATTAAACTGTGCTGGTATCTGACTTATGCTCATCTATTAGGCTCCTGCATATGTAAGTATTCTTCTGAATGCTACTGCTCTGTTGCCGAAGCTCTTTGTAGTTGAAAGTTGATCTTCCCAGGGGAATGGTGATGTAATACTACTATCCATCATCCATTGTTGAATACTAGCAAAACTTTCAGGACTACTTGACCAATATTCTTCTGTTTTAGCTGATGCTAAGTCGGTATATGCTGACGCCAATAACAATTCTTCTATTGCAGGTAGGTAGTAATCTGAATAACCATATGCTGTAAGGTTTTTGCACATTTTAAATGCTGAATATCTATAATATGTAACTCCACCACTTACACCCCATTCGGTATCCACTACACCGTCAGCATCAGCAAGTGCTTGTAATTCTTTTCCATTATGTAGACTGTAGTAATCATCATCTAAATCACTACTACTAGATTCGCCAAGACTAGACATATATCTCCTGAAGACTCCAGTTTTGCCACCGTCTTCAAATGTTAGATCAGTTGGGTGCATAAACAATTCCCAGGTTCCTACTTCCTGATAAGATCCTGAATTATATATTTTCTGTCCAACATATATTCCGCCAAACTCTGGATACAATGTTCCTAATACTAATACAGGAGGCATGTTTAATGTTATGTTAGCCACAACCTGATCTGCCTGGACAATGTCGTCTTCTGTTTGTGTCTGAGTATATTCTAACGCAAATCCTGTTACAGGTGAATTCGAACTTAACGCAACTGTTGGAACAAATTTTAATGCTTCTAAATCAGTATTCACAGTTGTGATGTTACCAGATATTGTTCCTGGATTTCCGATGCTTACATTTCCAACAGAGAAATTACCAGCAATGGTTCCTATATTCTCAACAACCACTGAATAAGTTTTAGTTGGACTAAATTGAGGGGTGCTCGCCGCATTAACATCGGTAATCTGAATGTTACCTTGATAATTATTATACATTGGAAAACTGCTAGATGGGTTTGTTGTAGCATATGAATTTGTTATTGGTAGACTATATTCATCATGCACACCAGTATTAGTTACAGAGATAACATGATTAGTTACCTGATGCACATTTGCAGTTGAACTAGTATCATATCGCCACTGCTCATATAAAATTGATACACTTCCTGTATAGTCTGCAGGTGGAGTATAAAATACCTCACTATCATTGATCACAGTGACATTGCCAGTTGACACAACATTGCCTAATACTGGAGTAGTATTCGCACTTGATGCAAAGTAACCAAGCTGATCTGTAGGACTAGTTTGTCTGAATCTAGTAGTATACACTTTGCCACCTGAACTAGTATCAACAATTAATGGATCAGCAATTGCGTCGCCACCGATGTCATATACTACAATGCGATTATCTTCATCATATGTTGCTGATGTTCCTAATTGATAGACTGCCTCAATGGTTACCACTACATCCCATGTTCTGCTATCCCCTGATAATAAATCAAGAGTGTATGTTATTGTGTTGCCAGTTGCGTAACCTATTGGATATGTTACATTATGAACTTTTATACTGTCCCATACTCCTTTAGTAATAGGCCCAGTTATTTTATAAACACCTGTGCTAGGATTTGAATATGCTGTGCCTGCTGGTAAACTGTTTGGCCAAACAACTGTTGCTCCAGTTACTCCAACATCAATGGTAAAGGTGCAACTTGCACTTACTGATTGTGCTGATATTACCCCATTGGAACCAGTTGGTGCACCCCAAGTAGCATTTTGAGGAGCTGTTGCAGTTAAATCAGTTGCCGTCGCTAATGTTACTGCCCTTGCCCTGTCATCTGTAAAGGTTACAAAGGTATTACCAAAAGTATTTAATTGTTGTAAACTATTCATCTTTAATCTCCGCACTTGCAATTCCAGCACCATATCTAGTTGATTTCATATAATCACTTAGGCAATCACCAGGTTGTGTCATTGAGTTTGTAACATGGAAACGAACATTTCTTAGACCTGTTACACTTTTTTCTCTGTTATAATTAACTTCTACAACAGCAAATATTAAATCAGTCATCATGTGAGTACTAGTCCACGCCGGTAATCCTGTTAGGTCATACGCATCTGGAACAGTTCCAGAATAAGTTTGTGGAACTACTCCACTATCACTATTGCCATTGTAACAATACACTTTGACTAACCCAGCTATACTGTAATCTCGGTTACCTTCCCTGTCTTGACTGTAAAGAGCTGTTTGTCCGTCTGTGTCAAATATTATTTTTTGGTCTTGCCAATATATGTCATTAAATGTAAAGCTACTCTGACTTAGATCACTAATTAAAGTTCCAGTCTTTTCACATATTGTTAATACATAGGTCATTCGTTGATTTGAATTACTCATTACTGCTTCTGTAATAACACCACCTAATTGAGCACTTCCGTATACTACAGGGACACGGTTTTTTTGATCTGCGTTAACTTGTTCTCTAACACCTCTGTCAATATAAGGCAATGTAGGTAAACCAGTACCACCACTACTGCCACCTGATCTTGCTTGGTCTCGATCATCGGCTTTAGTAATGTTTGACATTTTGTTTAAGGCATAACCACTTAATACAGTTTTTAAAAGTGTGCTACCAATACCGTCACCTGTTACGCTACCAATAACACTTTTACCTACATTAACTATAGTATCTAAGAAACTCACGAGTTGCCCCCAAAATTAAAGTTAGCATTGGCAAGACTGGGTATACGATCAAATGATACATCGCTAGAGTACAATGCTTTTTGTGAGGATGGGTTTGTTTCTCTTCCAGTACTCTTTCTACTTAATAATCCTACAATGCTAGCACAGGTAAACACAATAGTAACAGTTCCAGATTTAGTGCTATTATCAGCTTCATCAGTAATTGAAAAATTATCTATAAGCCCAATAAATCTACCTGCTGGATTACCAGCAATGCTTAATAGGGCACCTGTTGTAGGATTGAATATTCCTCTACTAACGGTAATCTTACTACCTTTTAATTGACTTTCAAACACAGTTGTTATATTACTACTAGGTATTCCCGAAATGCCAATACTGATCTGCTGTGGAGTTATTCTTAAATCGCTTTGTGTATTTGTTATTGATAATAATTGTCCAAGCCCTGTGTAGTCTGTCCCGTCTAAGGTTAAAGTTTTATGATGATCACTAAATGTTATGACCTCAGCTATACCATCAACATCATATGTATTAATTTTAACAAATAACGCATTAGCAATTGAACTATATGTGCTTAGGTCTAATGACATTATGTCAAGTCCTCAACAAACGCAAACTCGCCTGCCCAACCAACTTGGTTCCTAGCAAATATATTCCACTGTGGGAATTGTGTGCAAATTACTGACCACACACAGTTTTCTGCTACATTTAAAGTATCAGCACCTGCGGCATCAATTATTGGACGGTGTAGTGTTACTGTGTTTGTCCCAAAAGCTATATCACTGGTTACTGTATAACAGGATCCACTTGAACCTAACTGTATAACATCACCTGCAAGAAAGTTATATCCACTAGATGCTTGCCCGCCTGTAAGTGTTATGGTATTGCCTGTTGACCAGCTTGCTGTAATTGCTGTTTTGTCTGCGGCATCACCTTGATACTTTATTAACCAATTATGTCCTGGATTGTTTATTTGAATAGTGCCTATAGTATGTCGATCTAATGCTTCAATTTTGCTTATGTCTTGTCTGTAATCTTGCCATCTAGGACCGTCTGGTAATCTAACACTAAAGCGCCAAGGTTGTCCAGTTCTTGCTATTGACCTAATAGTACCATCTCGTGCTGTTGTGCTTGAGACTGTTTTTAATCTATCAATTGAAATTGATTCTGCGTTATCTATTACCCATTGGAATGCTGTTGTCATATTATCTTCTCATTAATGGAGCACTTTTTCTGCCCTGTTCAGTAACTGCATATATGAAGCTAGGGTCTCTGGCAACCATTTGTTTGAAACTCAATGCGTCAACTGCGTTAATATTATATACTACATTAGTACTACCACCACTGATTGGAGTAATTGTTCCTGGGCCTGATATCATCTCAGGACCTCTTTCACCTACAATACCAAACTTACCTGCTGGTAAATTACCACCATTGGCAAAGAAGCCACCAAATATACTACCTAATCCCTTACCTATGCCTGACACTACACTACCAATACCACTACCGACTGATTTAACTATATTGCCTACAGTACCCATAATGCCACCACCACTTGGTGTTGTGTTTGGATTAAAGTCAGGTGTTCTGCCGTTACCTAATATAACACTTCCTACACTTCCTAATATACTACCTAATCCACCACCACCTCCAGAGCCACTGCCCTTGGAACCTTTACCACCACCTCCAAATATATTACCTAAGGCACTCGGAAGACCGCCACCACCTCCTCCACCTACTGGTACTACATAAAGTGGATTGTTACTGCTACCTGTTGGAGTGCTACCGCCACCAAATACATCACCTAGACCAACACCTTTAAATATTTGTGCCATAAGTGTTTGTAGATTAGAACGGAATAGATCTTCAAGCATGCTATCAACAAAGCCTTTCCATTCAAACTTACCAGTTTTGGCAAAGTTTACAATTAAGTCTTCCATTCCAGTGACAGCTTTATTAAAAAAGCGTTCAGCTTTAGCACTAGCGTCAGATGCGGCTTCTATATATTCATTGAATGCCCGTTTCCATCCTGTACTCCATTTTCTGCTGGTGTCAATATCATTTTGTGTAGCTCTTGTTAACGCTCCTACTCCTCTAAATGCTTCTTCATACGCTTTTTTAACTTCCTCAACAGGCACTTGACTTCTCATCATGTTTTGTGCTTTAGCCCAGCTTTCAATCTGACTTTCTGCTGACTCTCTTGCGGCTATAGCTATATCATCATATTTCTTTTCATTAGCTGTCATTGTAAGTCGACGAGTATCATCTTGTATCTTTCTTACTTTTTTAAGGGTTGCTGATTGTTCAGCAAGTTGAAAATTGAGGAAACGAGTATTTTGTATTTCTTGATACTGTGCTTTGTTTTTGTCAATTATTGATTTTGTATTTTTGTTATATTCAAAGCCTAATTCTTTTTCAGCTTCAGCTAGATCTTTTAATCTAGCAACTTTTTCTGGACCTGCATCCAAAGCGTTTGCTTCAGCTTTTGCTTTTGCAAGGTCTCGCATCTGACTAGCATATTTGTCTGTGTGTTCAGCTAATGCCTGAGTGAGTAATACTTGTTCCTCATTCATGCCCAGCATTTTTCTATTCAGATCAAGTGTGTTTAATGTTTCAGCATTGGCAAATTTGTAACTGGCAACCATTTCTTTCGTTGCTAGATTAGATTTTTTGATTGCGGCTAAACTCTTTTCGTCAACCTGGGGAGTCAATGCCTTACCACCAAATATATCACCCCCAGTTTCAACTTCATCTAGAGACTTTTTCAATGCCTCCATTTCTTTATTGGTTCCGGCTATTGCTTCACCACCAAGAGCAAAGTATCCAGCAACAACAGAACCTAATAGTAAAAGGCCCTGAGCAACTTTTATGAATATATTTTTACTCATAATAGAATTAAGTGCTATCATGCTGACAGCCGCTACTCTAATTCCTTTAGCTAGTGATACAAACGCCCCACCAATCATAATAACTTTACCGATTGTAGCCGCCGCTAACCAAAGACCAAATGATACTGTTAATATTTTAATGTTTTCAGTTATAAATCTAATTGCTCCACCTAATGCTCCACCTAATACCTTAGCAAAACCATTACCTGAGGCGATAGCAGACTGCATACTTTTTACAGCATCAGTTAATGCTGAAGTTAATCCACCTTCACCAATCTCATTGAGGAAAATTCTAAAATTATCATCTAGATTAGATATGGCTCCACTCAATGTCTTACTTTGTGCTTCAATAGCACCAGCAAACTTAGTTTCACCAATCTCATTTAGTAATGTTATTATTTCCCGTCCGTCATTTGCTATTACCTTAGTAGTGTTCCCCATTATAACTGTTAGTTTGTCACCTTCAGTTTTAACTTTTATACCTAA